ATTAGTGTTTGGTTTGGTTCATGTTTGTGTTAAAGACGTCCTGTAGTGTAATACCTTTATTCATAATTAATTCTATTAAATCTGGTAATACTAGTATTGACATAATAAAGGCCATCTTCTTAGCACCTAAGTTCTTATGTAAATAATCAATACGGTTGCCACCTTCTTTGTGATCATCACCGGCATTCCAAATATATAAAGCACTATGAATTATCTCTGGTGTAAAGTGTGGCGGAAACTTTATATCTTCTTTAGTCCAAGACTTTCCGAAAGATTTTTTCTTATTAGGCATTTATAAAGTTCCTCGCAATATCTACTGCTAATACTAGGAAACATCCTAAAGCTACCACTGTTCCTAGTGTAGGATAAACCGGAACCGATATCATTCCTAACACTGAACATAACATTAATAGAACCCAAAATATAATCTGCATCATGATTTTTTTACCTCCGTTATAGTTGCTGATCCATTTGCTCTTCTGTAATTGTTAGCTGATAAATCAAAGTAAATAATATAATCATCTTCAACCTTGCACTTATCATCCCACTTATATTCTCTTGTAATTGTTTTATTATGCTTCTTTGCATAATAAGTTATTCTGCCTTTTGAACCATTTTTAAACATATTTATATTTCCTTTCTACCAGGGACAATAAAGGATTGTCCCTGGCTTGTCAATAATTAATTTAAATTATTTCCAATTTGTTTAACGTTATTATTCCAGCTAATTCCTATCACTTTCAACCGCTGGCCTAATTTCTCAATCAGTTCAGCTGGCATCCCGCTTTCCATGACATCTGAAATAGCGTCTTCTTTTAATTGCAATAGTTTAACTTTCTTTTTGCCTATTGGTGTTTTTTCTGCTTCGCGCTCCGCGAGTTTTTGCGCCCAGCTTCTTATCTGCTCTTTACAATCCTCCGCAGATATTCTAGTAGAATTAAAACCACTATCAAAGCCCAGCTTCTCATCCTTCCTGAATTTATAATCCAGGTTTTCTTTTTGCTCCGCGGTTATATTTTTAGTGAAAAAAGTTCTAGCTTTTTTCATTGCTTTAATATGCTCCGCTTCCGCGTCTAGCAGGTCTTTTATTATTTCAGTCGCGCCTATCTTATCTGAAAGTTTTTTTTCTGCGCTTTCAGTCATATCCGCAACTATTTTTCTCAGTGATAAATCTACGTCCTCAATCATTGGCTCAAATTTATCTCGCACTTTATTTTTAAAATGCTCCAACTGATATTTAGTCATTGCTTTCATATTTATTTTTCCTTTCTGATTTGTTTATAACGCTTGACAAAACTATTGTCAAGGATTATATAGGATATAGATTTAACTAATTTTTAAAAGGTGGGTTAATCTACCCTTTAACACGGAAGACCGGGCAACTTTTAAAAAGGTGATTAATCGGGATTGACCCAGGATCACACCGCCACTTGTGGCCGTCTTTCCTGGGTGCTGATCCCTGGTCCTGAGCAAATACATCCGGCTTTAGGCGTACTAGATGTCGGTGAGAGTACGTATCAGGACCAGGGATCAGTTAACAGAATCCCGCGGTTTGTAGTGGGCGGTTAACTGGTCGCAAGCTGCAAGCTTCAAGCTGCAAGCTTGACAGTGAAAGAATGAAGGATTATATAGGATATATGAAAGTAAAAGAAGCAAAAAAAATAACTGATAGTTTCACCAAAACGACCAAGATGCCGGGCCTATCTTACAGCCTGCCAGCCTGGGAATGCAAAACAGGTTCGAAGCTGCGGAAAATTCCTGGCAGCGTCTGCGCAAGTTGTTACGCTCTGAAGGGTAACTATACAAGATATCCAGAAATTAAAAAAGCACAATATAGAAGATTAAAAGCAATGCGGTCACCTTTGTGGGTCGATGCAATGATAACAATTGTTAAACGTCAAAAATGGTTTAGATGGCACGACGCCGGAGACGTCCAGGACCTGGAGCACCTTAACAAAATTTATAAGATCTGCGAAGCAACGCCGGAAACTAATCACTGGCTGCCAACGCGTGAAGCATGGATTAAAAACGAATTGAGCCGGGCCCCTTCAAATTTAGTCATCAGGTTCAGCCCGCCAATGATTGGCCAGCAAGTGGACAGCTGGCCAAACTCTTCTGCGGTTGTAGAATCTGGCGCGACTTGTCCAGCACCTAACCAGGGCGGCAAATGTGGAGATTGTAGACAATGTTGGGATCCTGCTGTAAAAGTTGTAAAATACGGCAAGCATTAAAATGACCTGGAAACATCCTAAATATTACAAAGAGCTAGAAAAGATTCGAAAAGAGCACGAGAGGCAACAAGCATCAAGCGCCAAGCATCAAGCACCAAGCGACTCGAACAGCAAGCCACAAGCATCAAGCGACAAGCAGCAAGCTTCAAGCGACAAGCCACAAGCATCAAGCTCCAAGATTCTTGATCCACGAAAAAGTTTCACGGACCTTTGACCGAGGTGCTCAACGAGGATGAATGTGTTATGAGGATGCTTCACGTGGAAGCTAATTTGGTGTGGTGAAAAACGTACCTTGTTACTCTTTGTGACCTTAAGCTCTACTGTGAAAAAGTGGCCAGAAGTATTACAGGCCAATAGATCAGGAGTGCCAAGTAAGCTATTATTCTCAAGTCTAATCCACGAAATCTGTGGTATAGATTTCTTAATTTTTTCATAAAATTTTCGTTCTGGTTTCAAGGTAACTAGGGTCTTCTATTATGGAGTAACAGGAGCGATAATTAACTTTTCTTTTGTAGGTTTCAATACAACACGAATAGAACTTTGTCCAATAATATTTGACTCTTGCACTTCAATTCTTCTAACTTCTTCGAGATGACCATTGACCTCCATGTAAATTCTGGCATTACCTATTCCGGTAATTTGTTTACCTTTAACAGTCGTAAACTGTTCAAGATATTCTTGTAGATGTTTTACGAACATTATCTAATTCCTTTCTAAGTTTACCATTTAGTTTTTGGTGCTCTTCATTTATTAACTCTAATTCTTTTATTCTTTTGCCAGCTTGTCTGCATTTATCTTGTAGTAATTTCTTTTGTTTTTTTAAGTATTCTATTCTTTCTTCTAAATCATTAGGTCCTCGTCCGTATACTTTCATGATTGACAATATAGGATAGTTACCTTAAAAAGTCAATATGGGAGTTCCTAAAAGATTAACAGAGATGCAAAAAAGATTTGCTGAGTTGCTTGTGTTTGGTGATGAGAATGGACCACTAACACAAACAGAAGCAGCAATAAAAGCAGGCTATTCAGAAAAGAGAGCTAGACAAGAAGGATCAGAGTTAACTAATCCAAGACATAGCCCATTGGTTGTAAAATATATTGGAGAGTTAAGAGAAGAAAGAGTTAGAAAACATGAAGTTACCTACGAGGGACACGTTGCAGAGCTCGCTCGATTGAGAGAAGCAGCTTTGAAAAAAGGGAGTTTTTCTTCGGCTGTAAATGCTGAAGCAAACCGAGGCAAAGCAGCAGGATTATATATAGACCGTAAAATAATAAAAACAGGAAAACTAGATCTTCTGAATCTTCTTTACCCAAGCCCGAGGAATCATAGTTCTATCTCCAAAACTAAAACCGTCATCATCTTTGTCATAACTAGCAAAGAGTTTAATTGAATCTTTATCTTTTGAATACAACCAACCTTCATTAACTGGTCGTGCAAGTTTCATTCTATCAAATTCTTTCTCAGTAGCCCAGCCCGAATCACTAACACAATCAATCCACTCCACTCGGACTTTTGGAAAAGGTATGTCGGGAGTTTCAGTTAAGGCAACAACTTTTCTTCTTTTCTTGGGCATAACTACTTATAATACAAGTTCCCGATACATAGAAGTCAATTTCAACTTCCCGAGTCAAAATATTCTGAAAAAATAAAAAACATGTATCGGAAGTATCGGGACCGCATATATACTGGCTTTTATGTATCGGGATATGTATCGGAAGCCTATTTTATGTATCGGAAAACCTGGTCTATGTATCGGAAGAATACTCAAAGTTAACCTGTTTTTTATAATAATTCTAATGTGCAGCTAATTTTTGACTGTCTATGTATCGGGCCCGATACATTCCCGATACATTCCCGATACTTACAGTACAGTTTTTTCAGCCCCATTTTTGCCATAATGCAGCTCTATTACCGCCAACTTCTCTTCTGCATTAGACATAGCTTCTAGTAGTTTATCTACTTCAAGTGTTATGTCTGGATGCTCAGGTATAATAATTTCCTGATCACTATAACATTTAATCTTATACTTACTATCCTCTATTATAGCTTTGTATCTAGCAACCATTACATTCCTAAGTCTTTCGTTCATTAAAGTCCTCCTCTTTCATTTTTATGTTTGCTTTCTCTTTTTCATCAAACTTTAGGTCATGATACATGTCTAATCGTTTAAGAAATTTGTGTTTATATTGCCTTAATTCTGCCCCTTCTACGACAAATTCTTGGTAATATAGGTCAGGTGTACAGACCATAATTACACCCTTATTAATTTTAGACCCATGCACATAATCATGAGCCATTGCATAAGCTGCAATCTGCAA